TTCAATTTGACCTTGTTGGTCTGAAACTACTTCAATAAACTCAATCGCTTCTGCTTTAATTTTTTCAATTATTTCAATCGTTTCAGGATACGCTTTGCCAGTATTTGCCCAAAAAACTATAGGATTTTTGTCTTTGTACAAATACCAACAAGCAAGAGAATCTTTCCCGCCAGAAAAAGCTAAACCTAACATTAGAAATACATTGCCGCAGCCAGCGCCGCTTGAGTGAGACCTTGAGTCGTTGCGTTTGCACCAGACTGTTGAATGCCATAATTTTGCATAGCAGCTTGATTTTGTGCTTGCACACCCGCAAATGTTGGCGCAGGTGCAACGCTTGTGCCTTGATAACCTTGGAATTGAGGCAATTGAATTTGAGAGCCACCCAAAAGCCCAATAACTTCGTTAATTGGCTGCGCTCGCAATGCCATATCTTGTGCAAGCTGTTGTTGTTGTGCAGTATTTTGAAATTGAGCTTTGTTAAGACCTTGAGAAAATTGAGTGCCTTGGGAGGTCATTCCTTGACCGTAATTTTGCCCCATTGCCGAATTGTATAAACCAGCACCTGCAAGTTGCGCTTGATTTGCAAAAGTGCCTAACAAGTTTTGTTCATTTAAACCTTGTTGACGAGCTGTTAAATCAAGATTGATGCCTGTAAGTGCCGCTTGATTATACAAATCGTTAATTTGATTTGCTCGATTGCGATACGCTGCATCGTAGGCTGCTGTGCCGGGAGTTAAACCTTGGTTTGCCAATGATTGTTTAAACGAAGTATCACCAGCTTGAATAGTTGGGTTTAAACGTTGCAAAATTAAATCTTGTGCTTTTGTGCCAGCATTGATTGGCATAGGCGCTAAATTACTTGTATCCAAAGAATACTGTAACGGCACATCTGTCTTTGCCATGTAATCTTGAGCTAATGGCACTTCGCCATAACCACCAAAATCATGTTTAATTTCCGTTGTTGTCGGAACAAAAGGTTTTTCCAACGTTGCACGAGCATTAGCAATACCAACTTCACCAAGATTAGCTAAAGCTGTTTGAATTCTTTGTTGTGAATCAAGAGTTTGTTGCGCTTGTGGCGTTAAAGTTTGAGTCACAGTTGGAGTGCTTGGCGTTGTGTAAGCACTTCTATCGGGCGCTGCACCTATTTCTTTTAATGCTGCTTGATACGCAGCATCATCGAAATAATTATATTTGCTACCATCATCTGTAGTGCCAGACTGATAAAAAGCATTTCGATTGATGTTCTTTGCTTTTTGCTGATAATTTGCAAAATCTGTGTTGTAACGAGATTCGTCAAAAGTAGGAGTGCCGTATGAAACAGTTTGCGTCCCATAGGGGGTAATTACATTTGGGTTTGACAAAACAACAGACGTTTTTGCCGCATCAAGATTTTGCTTGCCCTGCTCTTTCGCTGCTGCGGCATAATCCGGAACTGGCGGCGCTTGAACTGACTTACCCATAACGAACCCCTAAAAATCGACAATTTTCTCTTGTCATTGTCAAAAATATAATGTCACCGTCTTGCGAACCGTCAACGATTCTAGCTTCTTCGGTGAACCCCATATTTGTTACTAATTTTATACTTTTAACGTGGTTTGACACTACTGGCACAATAATTTTCTTCACTTTGCACACATTGAACGGGTAATCAAAAATCGCTTTTAAATACGCTTTTGTTAACCTTGCTTCAATCGCTATGTGACAAAAAATAGATGCTTTGTTCCAATTTTCGTAAATCACGCCTGCTATCGTTGCGCCATCTTTCTGTAGTCCAATAGCGCTACTCGTTTCTGAGTAAAACTCACCTGCAATTCGATCCGCAACCCAAGCGCCTATTTCAGCGCCTTGGACTATATTCCAGCCCATCCGAGTTGGTACACAATATCAGTTGATGCCCACAAGATAGTCACGCCTTGTGAAGCTGTCTTAAATTGAGTTGACCCGCAATAACCAATGCCAGTAATGCCTTGCCAGTTATTGCTGATATTGTTGTCATTGCCCCAAAACGATGTGTCCCATATTGCCGAATCCCATAAACCATAATTGCTAGGTGAAAATGCCAATAATGAAGTTGTGTCTAGCAAATTGAAATCTACATTCATACCCACATAAATTGAAGGTGCGCCATTTGTAAAAATACTAGGTCTTGCTCGTGTGAAATACTTTTTTACGCCACGAGAATCAAAGTAATTAAACGCTTGAAATGCGTTTGAATTGATGTTTGCACCGTCATCGGCATAGGTTTCGTCCCATGCGTGTGCAACGTATCCATCAGCACCAAAATACGGTTCGTTTTCAAAGATTTCCCAGCAATTTGCTGCCCAACCAGTGAAATTGCACCACGCTTTTGTGATGTTATTCATTACATATTGTTGTTGCTGACCTACTGCAATTGGCACATTGACGCTCAAAGCGTTGTGCTTTGGGTCAAATATCATTTGCCAACCAAATGTATCGCCGTAAGTTTGTGTTGCAGCAGCAAATGCGCCCTGAATTTTGTCTGACAGCGCAATTCTAGGGTCTAAACGTGAAGATTGTAAGCTCGCAGCAAGCGGGTAAACGCCGTTATACGTCAAGATGACAATATCGCCGCCGTATTTAATCATGCAGCGCTTGCCGACAGGTTTACCGACACGCCAAACGCCTACTAACGCCCATTTTGTTGCATCGCTAGGGTCTGTGCCGCTGTAAACAATAACTTCGCCATTTGACGTAATAAACACAAGGTTATCGTCAACGCCGTAGCCTGCATCAATTGTCCAAGTGCCAACGTTTACGAGATGACCACCTAACTGAGCGACTGCGCTCATGTCAATGTATGCAGCAGCGCCTTGAATCGACAGCGTAGGCAAATACCACGCTTTGAGTGTGTCGTTTTCAGTAAACCAAACTTGGTTTTTAAACGTTGTAATGTTGTTTAAGTCTTTTTTATCAACGCCTGTAATGACAGGAGTAATCCACGTTGTGCCATTATAGATAATTGGGTCATCAACGCCGTTTACAGCGTACAGGTAGCCGCCAGCAGGCGTAGTGACGTTTACATATTCCCATTTAGCGTTAGACAAGCCAAACAGGTCTGGTGCGCCGACAGGCCCACTTGCTGTTACGTCATAAACTTCGTCAGCTACAGCAGCAAATAGCTTGTTTGTTGCGCCAGACGAATAGCCCATTAAAGACTGAACTTGACCGCCAAGACCTGTGGCGTGTTTCGTGTAGCCTGGTCTCAACACCACGTTATTCACAGACGGGAACAAGTTAGTCAATTGCACAGCGTCAACGACTTCCATGTTAGCAATCGAATCACGCACGTTCCACCCGCCAATAGGCGCAGGAAGTGACGCAACACGAGCTGCGTTGTGCTGAACTAACTGATTGATGCCTCTGCGTGTCGCCATGTTAGTTCGGGCCGTATCCGGTGTCAGGGATGTTGTCGTAGCCAATCAGAACTGTGCCTGGTCTTGGCGCAAACGACAGATTTGCAGCGCTCATGTCTTGAGCAAGAACTGTCTCTAACTCAGTCATGTAATTACGGAACATCGCTGTCGTATCAAAGCCCTTCGCTTCAAAATACTTGAGCTTTGTAGACAACACCATCAAACGATCAGGATAAATGCAGGTATCAGAATCCGCTGTAAACGAGTTCTTTGGAGTTCCATCTGCTGCCTCTGCCCAACCTTGCGAACGATACTCGTAGCCTAGTAGCTCATTGGTTGAGACACCCGGCCAAATCTGAAACGTGTTTCCAAGCAAGCGCCAGCGAATCCGTGGGCCTGTCGAAATATATCCCGACAGCAGCCATTCCCATTGCTGTGCGTCAGTTGGCCCTAGCATTTCCCAATGTTTCGCCTTATCCCAATGAGTACGAGGCACAGTCGCATCGTAGTCAACAGGCAGCGGATACTTTACTTTCATAAAGCACAGATCAGCGCCAAGATACGTTCCCGTAGATGGCTGATTAACTGTTACTTGTGTCGGTGAATCTACGCTGACAATGTATGTAGCGTTGCCAAGCCCGTTGCCTGTGACTTGATACGTTGTATCGAAGCCAGCAGTACTTGGGATGTTTGTAATCGTGTAAGTGCCAGTAGTAACATCGCCAAATGTGTTTGTGTACGATGTTGTGAACAAATGCTGCTTAGTCAGCCTGCGCCAATCGCCTTTCTTTAGTAGCTCATAGCCTGATGCGTTCATCAAAGCTAAAATTTGAATAACGTCTTGATTAGTGTTACCCGCTACCGAGTTTGGAGTTGATACGCCTAGCTCGTTGGTCACTTGCGTGACTAATTGCAGCATTGTTGAAGACATTTATTCCTCTTTCTTAGGTCTGCCAGCCTTCTTTTCAGCCATGAGAGCAGCGAGTTGCGCTTTTAATTCAGCTACTTCTTGCTTTGTACTCTCTATTTCAATTTGGCTTTCAGACTGATTTTTGTTCAACAAGAAACTTCTAGCTTTATCACGCAAACCTGCTGCGCCCATACCTACTTTCTGAAGTTGCATATCTGAAGCAGTAGCTACTTGCTCAACAGTCTGAAACTTCAAAATACTCAATTCTTCTAGCTGCATTTGATTAAACTCACCGGGTCGAGCCAAATGCCAATCTTTCAACGGTGTGCCAATCATCTGTGCATCGTTGTTTTGCATCTGAAAGTGCAGCCATTGACGGGGAAACCGTTGTTTATGACTTTCACGAACAGGTTGCTCGACTACGTTTGTTTTATCGCCAGGAACTACTATTCTAACAAATGGCACGCCTTGATACGGCTTTTTTACATCTGTACTTGGGTGTTCAAACGTATAAAACTCAACAAATAGTTGTGAATCTGCATTACGAATATCGCTATCTAGTCCCAAAATCCTCTCCCGTTAGATTAAAAACGGAGGGAAGGTTTCCCCGCCCCCCGTACTACTTTACACCGATGCTTTGCTGAACCAAGCAAAATCACCTGACACTAGAGCGACTGCTGGGCTGGTGTAAGCACCACCAGTAGCAGTAACTAAAAATGTCGTTGGATTTACTGTGCAAACAGCGGTTGATGCTGGAATTGATGCGTTAGCTTTTGCTAAAACATACAATTTACCATCTGAACCAAATACTTCCAATCCAAGAGGCCCTTGATCTGGAATCAAAGTACCTGCTGAGTTAGCAGTACTTGGAACAACGCTAGTAAGCGTAGTGCCGATAACGTGCGAGACTGAATAAGCCATGATAGTTTTCCTTGATGTTAATTAAGCAATCAACACGCCGTTGAACTGTGGGCCAGACGATGTGAGGTTCCCGGCCCAGCCGATGAGCTTCACGATTGCGTCTTGGTTTACAGCTTGGCGTTCGCCGCCGATTGGCACAAAGTTGCGGTCAACGTGTGGACGGAACATCATGTACTTGGTGTTCAAGAACCACATATGATTGGCAGTTGCATCGTTACCGATACCACCGTCAAGCACAACGTCAGAAGCCATACCAGCACCGTAGTACTTCAGGCTTGCAAAACCAGCACCAACGCCAGAGTTACCACCGTCAGTAATACGCTGAATTGCTTGCAATGACTGCAAGTACAGGCTGTAGTAGTTGTTGTCGCAAACAATCAAATCAGGCTTGTCAGTTCCACGAATCAGTTGAACAGCGACCGAGTCCATGTATTTCTGAATGTTTGAAGCCGACACAGCAGCGCCGCCATCAGTTACACCAGAATAAGCAACAGAGCGCCAAAACGACCAAGTAGCACGATTGATACCGCCGTATGTGCCAGTAGAAGGTGCATCAGGAACAGCCGCACCGAGACCAGTGATGTTTTTGCCTGAGTTACCAGTACCGTCAAGATAAATATCTTGCGAAATACGGTTAGCCAATTGTGCTTCAGCCACTTGCATACGACCATCGAGCAAGTCAATGATTGCTTATTTACCGCTGTTTTGGATCATTTCCAAGCCGCTGATTGAAACCGCAGCAGCATACTGAGTGATTGAAAACTGAGCAGCCGAAATTGGGCTGTTCTGCGAAACGTTCAGCACTTCATAGCCTGAATAGCTATTGGTGTTGTCCGTTGCCGAATCCGTGTACATAATTTCCTGGAGGATGACGTTACCGCCAGAAAATGTCTTTACGTTGCCACGTTCTTTGAGTCGGCGCAATAAAGCGTTGTTGTTTGTTACGTTATCAGCGAGTTCACCGGTGCGGCTTTGAATGTTAGTCGCAATGATGTCGCTGATCGAGCTATTGGCGAAGGCCATAGTAATCTCCGATTAGGTTATCAAACACGGTCATCCCCTTGGGCATAAATTGCCTCAGCTAGTAATGAACGTCTATCTTGCGCTTTGGTAGCCGTGTTCACTCCGGGTGTAGAGCTTTTAACGCTGACCGCTGCCGCCCGAGCAGATTTCGCTGCTTTGTTAGCCGATTCTCGTTTAGCTGCTTCAGTTTTGGCTTGTAGGCTTTGCTGTAGCTTGCTAGACAGAGCTTCGTCTAGGCGTAATGCTTTGTTATATGCATCATCCAAGTTTTGAGCCATTCCTGAGTTTAGAAGTTGGATCATTGTTGGTCGTGCATCTTCAAAAAACTCAGCCTTTTCTGCAAAATTATTGATTTCGCCTAAAAGAGCTTGGTTTTGTGCTGCTTCTTGCTGCTGTTTCCATGTCATTACTTCATTTTTAACGCTATAAAGCTCGTTTTGAAGCATTGACACAGTAGGATCAACAGGTTGTTGTTGCAAACTGCCGATTTCCCCTAAATTTACACCATATTGCTGCGAAAGAGTAGAAAACATTTGCGCTTTCTGCTGTGGCGTACCGTGTCGCAGTACGTTGTCAGCATCCATCAGCGCTTTAATCGCTTCAGGTGGCGCAATTCCTAGTGTTCGCAGGTTATTCTGATACGGCTCAATTGCTTGCTGAATCTGATCTGCAAACTGAGCTTTTGAAAGCAAAGGCTCAACGCCTTTTTTCATTTCTTCTTCACGTTGCCAAGCGTACTCACGCAACTTTGGGTCAGCAGTTTGCCAAACTTCGTGATAATCCTTTTTCCACGAAGCGGGTGGTCGATCCCAAATCGGTGGCTCTGACGCAGGTTCAGGCGCTACGTTCGCAGCAGGCTCAATATCAACAACAGGCTGTGCTTCTTCAGCAGCATCAAACTGTTGCATTAGCAATTCTTTACGGTCTAACTGTTCTTCGCTCATAAATACTCCCTCAAGTAATTTTTCTGCGTAATTGGGTCAAAATCTGCTGCGCTTGTTTGTGCGTCATGTTGCCGAGCTGTTGGCGCAATACGTCTCGTCTACTTTCTTGTGAAATTGGCGTGTACTTGGTTTCCATCTTTTCGTTGCCAACTTCAATACAGCCATGCGACTGCAAGTGTTCCCGATGCTTTGATCTGCTAGTAATCATTGAACCGTCGATCATGCTTTTGTACGGTTGAATGTCTGGCATCACGAACGGCCCGTACACTTTCTCAAGATGTGCATCTGAGCCTTTCTCAACTAATTCGCCATCAACATAAACATAAGTCTTTCTCATAACAGAGCAAGAACCTCCTCATCATCCATTTCAATGTAAGCGTCATACATTTGCTGAACACGGTTTACATCTGCCATTAAAGCGTCAAAGTTTATTGACTTAATTTTACTTATTGTAGCTTGCTTAACGTATGGCGCAACTATTTCAGCAGCAATTGCAGGTTTTCCCTCTACGATTTGTTCGTAAAGATCAACAATCTCTTGTCTTCTGCGTTCTTTATCTTTGACTTCTTTTGCTAGTTTTTCTTTAAATTTCCGTTTTCCACCGTCATGCGTATCAATTTCAATGATGATAGGCGGTACAGGAGTAGATACCCCTATAGTGGAGAACGGAAACCTAGAGAATGGCGAGAAACCAAACATTACGACCAGTTACCTACAGTTGCGACCGTTGCGTTGCCAATCGGACTAATACGGAAATATGAACCTGCCTGAATTACAGCCGCAGAAGCCACTGTCAAAGATACTTGCGGAATCACTGTTCCTGCTACCGTGACACGGATAATCCCTTTAATTAACGCTGTTCCTACAGTACCTGTAGACGCTGTCTGCAATGCCGTATTTGCAGCAGTAGCAAACAATTGCAATGTAGCCATTGACGTTGTTAAGGCTGTACCGGCTTTGGCTGATGTTGAATGATAGGAAAATGTCTTTGTAGCTGTTCCACCCAAACCAAATCCAAACGATCCTGATGTGGCTGACATACCCGTTAAAGCAAAGTCACACTCAAATTGATAAGTACCTACCGGCAATGTTACCGATCCGTTAGTTGGGCCACCACCACCGTCAAATATAGGCTGAACAGCGGTTTGCGAAGTTAGCGTGTTTGTACCAGTTAAAACAACCCATTGCTCTGTAGGAATAGCACCACGAGTAGAAGCAGCAATAGAAAAGTATGGAACTGTACCGTCATACTCCATTGAACCTGCTGCGGCTGTTGTTAAGTTTGTACCTAATTGAAAATTAAGAGGAGCAAGAGAAGTCGTACCCGCAGCGAGTACCAATGCGCTTGTTAATGTGCCGCCTGTAAAGCTACTTGATACAGTTAAATCACCGGAGCCAAGAATGGATGCACCGTTAATTGTCTTAATGTTGGTAGCCGAAACAAGCGTAGGCTGTACTGCAACATCACCTGAACCAAGCAATGATGTGCTGTTGACAGTCTTAATATTTGTGCCGCTAACTAATGCAGCTTGTGCGCCTAAGTTAGTCAGCGCAGCACCCGCAGTCGTAGCACCTGTTCCACCATTACCAACAGACAGGGCATTAGCCAATGCAAGACCGCTAGATGTAAGCTGCATTTCCCATGCGGACTTAGCTACGCCAAACCCGCCTACATACCATTGGTGATAGTTTTGTGAGCCTGTTGAATCTGTTGCGTAGACTAAATTACCCGTTTTACCCGCACCGCTAGGCGCAGACATGAAAACGTATCCTTCATTTGCACCAGTTATGGGGTATGCAACATCAGAATAAGTTGAACTTGTGATACCAAAATCTAGCCATCCAGAAGCATCTGAACCGTTATCTGGATATGCAGCAAAGTCAGCAGAGGCAGATGTTCCTGAATTATCGTTATGGATATAGTTCTGTACATATTGGTTAGCAGAACCTGCGGCAGCAATAATTGGGTTTGTAGCACCGCCGATTAACGTGCCGTTACCAACGTCCAAAAATCTTGCGAGCGACCAATCACCATTATTTGTAACAGCACCTAATAACGAACCTGCCACGCCACCGTTATAGAAATTAAGACCGTCTGCACCACCTACGCTAATGCGTCCAACAGCCGATGCAATGTCATAATCAACAACAATACCATCAACGTAAGTGCCGCTATATACTCCTTCTGCATAACTACCGCCCGTTAATTTAAGGTTTGTAGCAGTCACCGCAGCCGGTGTTGTGCCACCAATTGCAGGAGGGGAGGATAGATCAAGCGATCCACCAAGCGTTAAATTGCCTGATGATGTGACAGTTCCACTAAGGGAAATCCCTGATACCGTACCTGTACCGCCTACTGATGTAACCGTTCCTGCGCCTGTTGGGTTAGCCCATCCAAAACTTGTGCCGTTCCATTGTAAGAAACTAGCTACAGTTGGTGCAGCGATAAACGATGTTACGCCTGGACTAGTTTGATACGGGATCTGCGTAGCCGTTCCAGCAGCAATATATGTCGCTGTGGTCGCAGTCGTTGCAGAATTAGCCGTTGTAGCTGTAGCTGCGTTTCCAGTTGTGTTTTGATTCCAAGTTGGAACTGTGCCTGTTAGCTTTGAATAGTCAAAACTTGTAATCCAAGTTGGGTTTGCATACGATCCAGTTGTATATACGCCGTTTGTAACAGTTGCCGCATTACCCGTTGTATTCTGATTCCATGTCGGAACAGTTCCTGATAACTTAGAGTAATCTAATCCTGTAATCCATGTTGGGTTTGCATACGAGCCAGTGGTGTAGACACCATTGGTAACTGTTGTAGCATTTCCTGCATTTGTCGCATTTACCGCATTTGTAACTGCTGTAGCACCTAGTGCGCCAGTAACGTCTGTGTCTAATAGTGTGACAGCACCCGTTCTAGTGTTAAATGAGGCTACCCCACTACCGCTTGCAGCAGCAGCAATACTTGCAGGATAGTCAACAAATACGCTCTTTGTTTCAGCAGTGAAATTAACTAAGTTATTGCTATTTGAACTAGAAAATACCGTATCTCTAGACAATGTTCCTGCTGTGTATGTGCCTTGCCCTACTTCCCAATCTACCGCACCGACAATTGCATAATATGTCGTATTGCCATCACCTAACGTAGAGAATGGTCTAAAACTAACGACTGCGCCATCGAGAGTAAGCGTTCCTGTTCCTGATGTGACAGACGTTTCTTGTATGCGATCATCAAGTTTTAAGGTCATTGTGCGACCTCTACACCAACAGCCTTACCATCTGGGCCACGAATAATTCGTTTAGGTGCTGCTAAGTGTTGCATTAAGCTTCCGAGGCTTTCCATTGTCTGACCGTGCATATTTGCCATGTTCTCGTGTGCTACAGCCATTTGATCCATTGCTTGCTTAATGTTATCGCCCAATTCTGTTGTAACTTGAGTTGTTACAGCATCAATGACGGGGAGATCAACGCCAGGGTTACTTGAGATTCTAGCCACCATAATCTTAGTCGCTGCATCAAGCTCTGACTTCCAACGATCAAATCGTTCCTTAGTGTCCATTTCCTGTTGTTTCAATGCCGCTTCAAACTGTTGACGTTGATTCTCTAATTGTGCGCTAGTCTGAGCTTTCATTTGCTCAATCTGTATATCTGCTTGCACTCGTGCTTGTTGAGATTGAACATCTGCTTGCATACGAGCCTGTTCAGCTTGTGCTGTAGCTTGCATCTTCATTTGTTCCATCTGTTGCTGCCCCTGCATTTTAATGATTTCGGGGTCAGGTTTGGGCGGTTGTTGAGCTGCCATTGCTTGTTTCTGTTTCATTTGCTCAAGCGCTTGATCTATTGTGCCTTCAATGGGTTCTGCTTGCTTATATGCAGAAATGCCAAACTTGACCATATCCACAAGCATAGGCACTAACTCAGGTGCTTGTTGACCCATTGGCAACGCCTGCGACAAGAATCCGCCCATTGCTTGCAAGAATTCAACCCTGTCACGCTTGTTCTGATTTTCATCAATCTGCACAAGGCTATCTGCTGCGACTTCAATCCTAAAGTTACGCAGCGGCTTGTCTTTCAACAACATCAGCGCTTCAGGCACTAATTGCTTGTCAGCATCGCTCATTTGTTCAGCAGCAGCGTACTGGATAATCGTCTGCGGTTGAAACTTAGAGCAAAT